GGGTAGCCGCGCTGCTGGAGGAGCCCGGCGGTGATACACAGCCCGCAGAGGTCGAGGCGGAACTCCTCGAAGGGCGGGCACTCGACGCGGTAGCACGGCTTGGAGCCGCCACCCGCGCCGTCGTAGTCGCCGTCGATGTCCTCCTGCTCGGAGTAGCAGAAGCCGGTCTCGGCGTAGATGGTCGAGAAGTCGGGACCCATCGTGCGGCGGAAGCCACCCCGGCTGACCCCGACCTCGGGGAGCGAGAGGAGGCCGTCACGGCTCTCCAGTTCGCAGAGGTCGTAGATCGTCTCGGAAGGCGCGCACCAGCCGCCGGACGCGACCAGGGAGCCGCCCGGCAGCCGGTGCTCGTCCATCGCGTGGGCCAGCACCGCGTCGATGTGCGCCGGGTCGTCCCCTCGGACCATCAAGTCCTCGGTGAACGGCTTGGCGATGACCGCGACGCCGAACTGCTGGCGGACGTGGCGGCCAGAGCGGTGCGCGGCCTCGAACTGGCCCTGGTTGAAGGCACCCAGGCGGCGGTCGACGGCGACGCCGACGTCGGTCCAGTCCATGCCGTGACCGGCGGAGAAGCCGGGGATGTCGGGGGCGGCGGTCACCAGGTCGCGCATCCCTCGCGCGGCTGCGGCCGGGCGCGGGGTCGGGGTGCGCCCCTGGCGGGAGCGGAGCCCACCGAGGTTGACGCGGATGTCGCGGCGGGAGCCGGACGCGGCGATGGGCTCGGGGAGAGCGTCGCCCTCCGGCGTGACCTCGGCCTCGGCCGGAGCCTCGGGGTCGTCCTCGACCGGGGGAGCGTCGGGGTCCTCCACCTCGGCGGGCGGGTCCTCGACCGGCTCGTCCGGCGTCGCGCTGACCCGCGCGGCGAGATCGGCGGCGGCCTGGTCGCGGGCGACAGCAGCCTCGGTGCGGGCGGAGGTCTCGACGCGCAGCGCGTCGATGCCCTCGGTGAGACCCCGGAGCGCCTCGACGTCCTCGTCGGTCAGGCCGGTGCCGTCTCCGTAGAGCCCCTGGAACGCCGTGACGGCCTGGTCCAGGAGGGCGGAGAGTTCGTCGTCGGAGAGGGCCGTGAGGTCCTCGGGGATGACCACCTCGTTGGGGGTCGGGGGCTCCTCGGCGCGGGCGTACTCAGCGGCGAAGCGGAGGGAGCGGGAGAGGCGAGCAGCGCTGCGGGTCACGAGGGACCTCCTCGACAGAAGCGTGGAGTCCCGGCCCTACAGCCAGCGGAAGATCAGGGCTCACCATACGCACCACAGCCCCGCCCGCGCTAGACAGAGCGGGGCGGGGCTGCGGGCTTGGCGCGGGGAGGAAGGGAACCAACCGACCCCCCACGCCGGTCTAGTGGGTGGCGTTCGCCAGGTAGGTCTCGTACCAGTCGGGCCAGCCAGCCTCGGGCGAGTCGGCGTCCTCGACCCAGTGTGAGAGCACCTGGCTGAGCCCCGCCACGCCGAGGGTGGCGACCAGCACCTGGTCCTCGTCGCTGAGGTTGATGACCTCGCTGGGCAGGGTCGCCGGGCCGAAGGTCAGGTCGACGTAGCACCCCCCGCTCCAGGTCGCAGAGATCCTACGGGGCGTCGGCTCGGCCCGCAGGTAGATCGCGCGGACGATCATCGGTCGTCCTTCCTGGTGGCGCAGAGCGGGGTGCCGTCCTCGTTCGGGTGCTCCAGGACGTACTCCTCGTGGGAGGAGAGCGCGGCCTGGGTCTCGAAGGCGAAGCCGCAGTAGTCGCAGCGCGTCATGCCGCCACCCCCAGCGAGCGGAGGGTCTTGGTGATCTGGTCGACGGCGGCCTCGTCGGTGGAGTTGGCTCCCTCGGCGGCGATGAACGAGGTGCCGTCGAGGCGGTTGGCGATGATGACCCAGCAGGTGGCGTCTCCGCGCCGCTCGGTCTCGACCTGGTACGTGATGATCATGGCGGGTTCCCTTCTCGGTGCTGCTCCGTTGCTGACATATGTCAGCCTACCAGGGCGGGGGTCCGGGTGGCAACCCCCGGACCCCCTGGGGCTCTCAGCCCCCGTAGCGCTTCGCGCAGACCGGGCCGATGCCCCGGTCGACGCTCTCCGGGTCGTCCAGGCGAGCACCGCAGCAGAGGCAGTGGTCGAAGGTCCGGCCGAGCGAGCCGACCTCGGAGAGGGAGAGGCGGCGGTCGGTCGAGGTGATGACCCGCGCGGCTGCTCCGACGTACTCGTAGGAGACGCCCTCGGGGTCCAGGTTGATCCGCTTGGCGAGCATCCGCTTGCTCTGCTGGCCCAGGTAGACCCGGATCAGCGTGCCGTCCAGAGCCATCCACACCCCGGCCTCGGGCTCCTCGGAGGAGGCCTTGGCGACCTCGACCTTGGGCTGCGCGAGGAGCCACTCGATGGTCTTGCTGGCGGTGAGGGAGTCGAGCGCCTCGTCCTGGATCTTCTGGGCCAGGCGGGCCTCGTGCTCCGGGGCCATCACGCGCTCGTCCATGAGGCGGGTGATGAAGGCGATCTGCTTGGGGCTGGGGAGACGGTGGTTCATGGTGGGTTCCCTTCGGGGTGGTTACTATCTGACCTAGGTCAGTCTACCCACCACCCCGAGGGCTGGCAACCCCTGGATCTCAGCGGATCGTGCCGATCCCTCCTGCGCGGACGTTCTCGGCGTCGGCCTCCAGGCGCGAGCCGAAGGTGCGCGGCATCCGGCCGGGCAGGGAGAGGGTGAAGGTCTGTCGCGTGGCCGACGCGGTGAGCGACGGCGGCTTGCGCGTGGTGCCGGTGGAGGACTTGCCCTTGCCGCAGTTACAGCCCATCTCGCATCTCCTCGATCAGGTGGTGGTAGCCGACCGTACGCGGTCGGCGAGGATGCCCGCGCGGACCCGGCGGGCGAGGGCGGAAGCATCGTCGCGCAGCCCGGCTGCTCGGGCCTCCTCCTCGCGCCGCTCGCGGTCGGCGAGGCGCTTGAGGTAGCGCAGGTCGTCGGTGCTCAGCGAGCCCGGTCCCGGCGGGATCACCTTGGACGGGGCGAGCATCCCGGAGGCGACCAGGGAGAGCATCGAGCCCGACGCCACCAGCCCCTGCGGGCGGGGGATGGGGAAGCCGGGGACGTTGACCGCGAGAGCGGCGACCAGTTCGAGGGAGTGGCCGTAGCGCCGCCAGTCGCCCGAGATGGGTGAGGCGCGCAGCACCCGGACCTGCTCCGGGGTGGTGCCCGGCCGCAGCGCCCCGGCGACCCAGATGCCCACCGCGTCCTCGCCGACCGTGATGTCGGCGACGGCGCGCCCGGTGTTCTCGTAGTGCGCCAGGGCGGCGTTGGCGGTCGCTCCGGGCTTGGCGTGGAGGGTGTCGAGGGTGATGTGGCCCACGCCGATCTCCGCGCCCTCGGCGGTCATCACCGAGCCGGTGCGGAAGTAGGCGTAGTCGCTCTCGGAGTTCGGCGGGGTGACGCACTGGCCCTGGAAGGAGGTGTGGCAGGTCCCCCAGGTGGCGAGGTGGCCGTAGACGCGGCCCTCGGCCGTGACCACCAGCGGGGTGGCGACCTCCAGGTGGGGGTCGCTGAACCATGCTGCCGGAGGCTCCAGGGGGAAGCCACCGGCCACCAGGGCGAGCCCGACCTCCTCCTCCCCGTCCTCGACGGGCGAGCCCGCCGGGACGGAGGAGCCGGAGTCCAGGGTGATCCGAGCACCCTCGAAGGCAGGGATGGCGACGAGCGTGGCGGCGCGGATCCGGGCGTCGGTGGTGACCATCACCTCGTCGTCGGCGTTGACCTCCAGGACGGTGACGCGGCCCTCGGAGTCGGTCTCCTGCTCCCCGGTCGGGGCGAAGGGGTCGGCCATCATCCCGTTGAGAAGATCGGCGGCGACCCGGATCTCGAAGGAGATGTCGTCCAGGTCCATCGAGACCCCGGTCACCAGGTTCTCGCCCACCTGGCGGGCGGCCTCGCGGCCAGCCTCGGAGCCGAGGTCGAAGTCGCCGCTCGCGTTGATCGCCGAGCCCTTGCGCTCCACGGCCAGGATCCGCCCGACCACCTGCGCGCCGTCGTGGAAGCCGGAGTCCTCGCCGACCCAGCGGAACGGGATCGGCAGGTTCTCCCAGCGCAGCGCGTTGGCCTGGATCATCCGGCCGTCGCCGGTCATCTCGCCCTCGAAGCCGATGGTGCCCGACCAGGTGGCGAACGCCTCGGTCCCGGACTCGGCGGGCATCTCCTCCTCGCCGGAGGGAGCGGTGTCCTCCTCCGGGGCGATGGGAGCCCAGGTCGCGGCCCGGCCCGAGAGCAGCGCTGCCGCGTCGGCCACGGCCAGCGGGGAGCGGGAGTAGCAGGAGAGGCGGGCGAGCAGAGCGGCGCGGTGCGGGTTCATGGGTCCTCCTCGTCAGGAGGCCCGGCCCTGCTGCCAGCGGCGTCGTCCGTCAGGCTACTCGTCCAGACCGATCCTGCTAGAGGGTCGAGGGTCCGCAGGTGGTCGATGGGGAAGGGGAACGGCAGTTGCTCGGACTCCATCGGAGCCCTCCTAGAGGAGATCGAGCAGGGGCGCGGTGTCGGCGTGCTGTCCGGCCCCGAGGGGTCGCCGGGGATCATCAAGGAGTAGCCACCGACCGAGAACGGGCTGGCGAGCGCCCGCTCCTGACCGGCGGCCGAGCGGTGGGAGTCGCGGGTGCGGGCATCCCCGGTCGAGACCCACTTCTTGCGGGTCCAGCCCTCGTCGGCCAGAGCGTTGAGCGAGCCGTAGTTCGTCGCGCCCGTCGACTCCGTGCGGGAGATCCGGTTGGCGCGGGTCTGCCAGTAGGCCTCCTCGGCGTCCAGGTGGAGGACGGCCTCCGTGCGCTGGGCCTGGAGCGCGGCGACGGTGGGGTCCAGCAGTCGCGCGCTCTCCCGCGCCGAGGAGCCTGGCGGGCCGAGGGGGTCGAGGATGGCCGCGATGGAGGCTTCGTAGCGGGCCTTCTCCGAGCGCCAGTACGGCCCGTCGGTCTCCCAGGCCAACTCCGCCGCGATCCGCTGCGCGGTCTGCTCGCGGCTCCAGCCCTCGGCCAGGCCCTGGCTGATGGAGACGCGCACCTTGTCGAAGGCGTCCTCCTGGATCGGTGGGGTGATCCCGCGCACCAGCCGGTCGCGCACCGAGGCGAGGTAGGAGTCCGCCCGGTCGAGGGAGTG